CAGAACAGAACCAGAAAGAAGTGGATAAGCGGATGACGGAGGTTGCGATCCGGTTCCCGAATATCCGGATCAATTACAGGAAGCTAAGAAGACAGTATTTCTGGGATGACGAAGCGTTCCTGATCCGCCCCGCCAGGTCGGCGGAAGAGATCGTGACAGAAGGCAGGCTGCTGCATCATTGCGTGGGCGGGGACAATTATCTCCGAAAGCACAATGAGGGCGAGAGCTATATTTTATTCCTGCGGCAGCAGGAAGCACCGGAAATCCCATATATCACAGTGGAGATCGATGCAAAACAGCATCGGATCCGGCAGTGGTACGGCGCACATGACAGAAAGCCAGATGAGCAGCGGATGCAAAAATGGCTGAATGACTATATAGACCGGTTAAAAAGTGGAACATTGGGAGAAGAGAAAGTAGAACTTCAGGAGGCAGTATGATGGAGATTTTGAATTATAAAAAAACGGAAATCCAGAACAGTTATGTGGATTTTAAGGCATCAATGGATGCAGTAGTGGAGCGGGTTGAGGAAGGCTTTGTACAGATCGGCTATTACTTAAAGATTGCACGGGACACACAGGTGCTGCAGGAGTCAGGCTACAAGAGTGTAACGGATTTTGCCGCCGCAGAATATGGTCTGGACAAGTCGGCGGTATCCCGATTTATTGCGATCAATGACAGATTCGCAGAAGACGGCTATTCAGACCGACTGAAAGACCAGTACCGGGGAATGGGGCGCGCGAAGTTATCCGTTATGCTACTGCTCCCGGAAGAAATCACAGAAGAGTTGACGCCGGATTACAGCAAGTCGGATATCCAGAAGATCAAGGACGAAGTGGAAGAGGAAAAGAAAGTCACGGACCTTGAAGTGATGATGGAGCAGCAGGACTTTGACACAGAGCTTTTGGACAACAACCTGAAAAGGGCGATGTACCAGCTGGGGCATGACATTCCAGAGCTGCACCGGAAGATATGGAATGTGTGGCAGATATGGAATGGGTGGCAGCAGGAGAAGTGGCCGGAGCTTCCGCGGGAGATCATGGACATTCTGGCACCTGCGGGCGAAGGAATGCACAGCGTCAGGGTGGCTGGGATCGGACGCCTGATGATTACCCTGCACGGCGCAGATCAGGACATTGCGCTGATCAATGT